TTTGCTTACTTTACGCAGATCATTCATTATGCGTTTCTCCGCAGGATCCAAAGAGAGAAGCGTCAGTTAGAAATCAAAAACAAAATTATTGAACGATCTGGTTACAGTGAAGTATTTGATGACAACAATACTCTTGACGGATCGAATTACTCCGACTATAATCAAATCAAAGATGCTGTGCATTCCAAACTTCGTTATTGATGAGAATTGCAATCATTACTGATCAACACTTTGGTGCTCGTAAGAACTCTAAACTGTTTCATGATTATTTTTTAAAATTTTATGAAGAGGTTTTCTTTCCTACCTTAGAGAAAGAGGGTATCACTACGATCATTGATATGGGTGACACTTTTGATAACAGAACTGGTATTAACTTTGCTGCTCTTGCATGGGCAAAAGATAATTATTACGATAGACTCCATAAGATGGGGATCAAAGTTCATACCATCGTTGGCAATCATACAGCATATTATAAAAACACTAATAGTATTAACGCAGTCGATCTATTGTTGCGTGAATACGATAATGTCGAAATTTATTCAGAACCCACAGAGATTAAAGTTGATGATCTGAATATTCTTTTGATAC